GATGTTATCTGACTTACTTAGTCGTGATCCTTTTCAATCTCCAATGCTTTGGGGATGTGAGATCATGTCTGGTGGATGGAAGCGTTTACGAAACGCAATCATTCGCAAGTCACATGGCAGATTCAAGTCCGTCTTATCGACAGACTGGTCTCAATTCGACCGCCGTGCTCTCTTCTCAATTATCGACGATGTTCACTCGACGTGGCATTCATTCTATGATTGGTCTGGCACTTATCAACCTACTTCCTTTTATCCTTCAGCGACCACTAACCCTGATCGACTTCAGAATCTATGGACTTGGTTTACGTACAACGTTAAACATTATCCGATTTCCCTTCCCAATGGCGAAGTCTATTCGTGGACAACGAATGGAATTGCTTCTGGCTATCAAGAAACTCAACTTCTTGACTCGTGGGTAAATGGTATAATGCTTCTTACCTGCTTATCTGAGATAGGCGTTAACATTGAAAGCGACTCTTTCTTTGTCAAAGTTCAAGGTGACGATTCAATCGTTACTTTCAACGAGGATTATTTCCAGTTCTACGGAAATAGATTTCTCGAGCTTGTCAGCATCATTGCTGAGAACCGATTCAACGCGAAACTATCTGCAGAGAAGTCAACTTTCACCAACACTCTTGATGGTGTAAAGGTCCTTGGTTACAAAAACAAGGATGGCATCGCTTATCGCGATGATCTTGACCTGATGTCACACCTTCTCTTTCCTGAGAGACATCAGACTCGCAGCCAAACTGCCTCAACCGCGGTTGGACTAGCCCTAGCTTCAATGGGCTGTTCAAAACCGTTCTACAATACTTGTAAAATGGTCTACGAATACATGACTTCCTTCGAGGAAACACTCATGGTAGATTCGATGACTTTTAACAAGCTATTGTATACTGGTGGTTATTCCGTTCTGGAATACTTCTTTAACAAAGACGATGACCTGGAACCAATTCCTGAGTTTCCTGACTTCGATTTCTGTTATAGACAAAACTTCATTCTAGAACTTCGCTCTGAATCACAATCTCAGCGCTTGTGGCCGACCCGCCCTGACGCAAAGAATGGATTCTACTTTCTTTGACTTTGATGTAGTCTTTGACTGTAATATTTACTAATTTTTCATCACTTCCCAAGTGGAAGTAAA